CATATCGCGTTTAATTATTAAACAGTTTAAGAAAAAAGAAGATTTTGAATTTGAAGGAATTTATTTTGAAAGAGGTGATGATTACGCTTCTTTTGATTTAACTTGTGAATTTATTGAAGACGAAGAATTAGATGAACCGTTTTCTGTATCTGCTGAGGCAGACATGCAAGTCATGGAAATTGAAATAACTTACAACCCAAACAAGTTTCCAGATGCGATGAATGATTTAGTTGCCGAAATAAAAGAAACTGTTGAACATGAGTTAGAACACATAGAACAGGACAACTTTGAAGACATGTATGTACAAGACAATGAGTACGATAGAGACGATAATTTCAAATACCTAACATCTAATAAAGAAATTCCGGCTTATGTTAGAGGGTTAATTAAAAGAGCCAAAACAAAAAAGACATCTCTTTCTGATGCAATGGAAGAATGGTTTAAAGAGAATATTAGAAAATTTAAAAACCCAAAAGAAGAATGGCCAAAAGTCAAAGATATTTGGACAACTCATGCTAATGAAATGAGAAAAAAAGAAAGAGTAAAAAAATTTAAATGAAAGATTTAATCAAAAGAATCTTATTAGAAGAGACACAACCTCAATTAATTGAGGAATGTACAATTGCTGCGGTAAGACTTGATGATAGTGTTGTTTTGGCTAAAAATAGAGATAGGGGTTACAAAGCTAGGGTCGAAATAATTCATGAAGTGGTTGATGATATTGAGGTCGTATATTGGAGAGACTTGGATACTGATTGGAGTGAAGGGATGAATGAGTATGGTATTGGTATTATTAACTCAAGTCTTCTTGTTGTTGAAGACGAAAAAGAAGGTAAGGGTGTTGAAAAAGAAAGAAACGGAAAAGATAAACCAGCAAAAAAAAAGTTTGCTGCTGATGGAGGTAAAATAAGGAAAGCATTAACTTATGAAACATTACCGAAAGTGGTGAAATCTTTAATTTCATATAAAGGTGAGGATAAAAAAGACGTTGGTTTAAAGGGGGAGACTATTGTTTCTGACGGTAATAATATCTATGTTATTGAATTAACAAGAAAACACACACCGATAATAAAAAAATTAAAAAAAGAAAGTAAAGTTATTGTTAGAACTAATCACGGTATATATCATAAAAGTGCTGGATACACTAAAGGAGAAAAAAAAGAATCATCACATAAAAGATATGAATTAGCAAAAAAACATCTAGCAGATGTTAAAACAGATATTGAAGTTATTGATAGATTAAAACAAAAATATGAAAAAGATCCGTTTTTAAACCCATATAGGACTAAAAACATGTATAACATGCAGACAACAGGACAAATAATGATGAACCTTAAAAATAAAGAAGTCACTGTTAGAATGGATAATGAAATGGGTGAATTTGTAGGTATACAAAATAAGTTACCTAAAGGGTACACACCAAAAATTAAAATTAAAGTAGAAAACGAAAAAACACATCACAAAGGTAAAAAATTACCAACATAGTTTGTTTATTCCAAAAAGGTTTATTATATTTGTCTTTAAATAAACAATATGACAAAATTTAAATCTTGGTTAAGAAGACAAACTAAAAGAATGAAAGTTCATTTTCGTAAATGGAATAGAAATCACAAAGTTTTTAAAGCACCTGAAGTTGTAAATGGTTATGAACCAATATCATGTGCAATTGTTAGAAAAATGATTGTCCACCCCGACTCAAAATTTACAATTGCTCCGTTATCAGAAAAAAGATATATCGTTAATAAGTCTGTTGATATTTTTGTAATAATTGAAGACAGTAAAGTTGAAATAACAAACCACGTATATCATTATGTTGTGACTTTAGGTGAAAGAGATATGAATAAAATAAAAAAACTTTATGATCAAAAAGTTGAAGACGAAAGATTAGCTTATGAGGAGCAGATTAAATCACAAATAAAAAATACCTTACATACAATTTATGACAAAATCTCTAAACAACAATCCAATAATTGAGACACCGAAAGGTAAAGGTGTGGTAGAAAAAATTTATGTTTCTGAACTTAGTTTTTTAATGTTAAGAATTGACAACCTTGATGGTACCTTTACAACATACAATTTAGGAAAACATAATGTTGAAGATAACATATTTTCAAATCAGTTAATGAAAAATGAAAAAAGTGAAATTAATTTATTGTGATAAACAATACTTTGGTTTTATTGAAAAAGATAAACATTTTTTAGGTGGTAAAAAAGTAATTTTTGATTTAGAAAATAATACGGGGGTGATTATATCAATAAACCTTGTAAAAATAATTGAAGATGAATACACTGGATCTACACGGAGTTAAACATTCAGAAGTTCAAGTTTTACTTGACAAGTTTCTTTGGGAAAATATGAAAAATAATCAAAAAGAAGTAGAGGTTATTACTGGTCAAAGTGAACACATGAAAAAAATAGTTAAAGATTGTGTTGAGGATTATATGATGAATTGTGAAGAAGATTTTTTAAACAAAGGAAAACTTATAATAAAATTAATATGAAAGAGTTAAATGATAACGAACTTTTAAATTTGGCCTATAAACATTTGGCAATTTCTGATAAACACATGTACTCAACAATAGTTTTAATGGTTGTTGCAATGATACAAGTGTTCTTATTAATTTTTAACTTAATAGGTGTTTTTAGTTTTTTAGTGATATACCCAATTTGTTTTTTATTTTATTTTTACCATAAAAGTAAAGGAGAAAAACATTTAAAAATTGTTGACGAAGCACTTAAAGAATTTGCCTCAAGAGGAATTTGATTATGAAAAATATTCTTTATATATTTGTTATTATGTTATTGGTTAGTTGTTCTAACTGGCAATATAAAGATTTCACATACTTGAAATGTAAAAAGTTGGATAAAATACATGTCCATTTATATTATCATGAAACTTGTGAATGGAATTGTTTAAATATAGATCACCAATACGTTTTAGTTGTTGATACTGTTAGAGTTAAATATAAAACAAATAAAAACGGAGATTTAAAAAAATTAAAACTAATAAAATGACAGAAAGAGAATTAATACTTTTAGGATTTAAAAGTGAGGAAATAAAAGAACATGATGAAGATGAGTCTTATTACTATGCACTTGACATTGTTGACGGACTTACGTTTATTTCACCAACAAATGAAGAGATAAAAGATGGTGACTGGTACGTAGAAATATTCAATACCGATCCTCTAATAAGGTTTAATGAGTTTGGTGAGTTACAAGGTTTAATTAATCAATTAACAAGTAGAATTATAAAAAAATGATAATTTATAATATATTTAGAATGTTATTCATGTTTGGTGTAGGTTACTTGTCAATTATACTTACCGGTTTATATTCATTGTATGAAATAATAAAAAAATAAAATATAAAAAAATGGAACAAGACAGTAGAATTTTACAAGGGGCTTTAATGGAACAACACAGAAGGATAGTTAATGAGATTGCGGATATTAAAGCGGCTAATTTTGAATTAAGTGACGAAGATAGAAAAAAAATTACTAATTTAGAACAACAATTAAAAGAAGTCGCTCAAAGACTTTACGTACTTTATAATAAATAATATGAATAAAATACCAACACACGATCCATACACCGGAGAACTTAATCCTTACTACGAAGAACTGACAGGAGAAAAGAACCCATTATCGAAAGATGTAGAAAATGAAAGTTTCGATATTCCAAGTTTTGTCGGTAGAAAGTTTAGGTATAATGGAAAATACGGGTTATCAACATGGACCGATACGGTTAAAAGAATGTCATATAGACAAGGGATTGTATTTGATAAACCATTTAAGATTAAAGTACCAAAAAAAGGTGAAGAGTTTAAGGCTGAAAAAATAAACATTATCGGTTATAGAATTATATTAGATGTTGTATCTTCAAGATCCGGACAAGTTTATGAGTTTGATAATTGTGTTTTTATTAACGATTAAAATATGAAAAATGAAATGAAGTTTTTTAAAGTGTTTCTGATGTGGTTAGGTTTTATCACAATCGGAACAATGTTTGGCGAATATGTCGTCAGCAGAGAAGTAAACGGATTCCTCCAACTGTTAAGTTTCGTTGGTGTTGTTGGACTCCTTGGATATGTAATAAACGAAACAATAAAATTATTTAAAAAAGAAGAAAAAAATGATTAGTACTTTAATTTTTATTTTAGGATTGGTAATTGCAGGATTCGTGGCATTTACAACAAGAGACCAAATGTATGTAACAGGAACAGACAGATGGGGCGATAGTAAAGAGAAGTTTAACACAATGTGGATTATTAAACCAATTGGTATTTTTGTCTTAGGTATTATAATATCTAGTATTCAACCATTTGCGTTAGATAGAGTTGATGCCGGACACGTCGGTATCAAAGTTAATTTGACTGGAGACAAAAGAGGTGTGTCAAATTATGAATATAAAACAGGGTGGGTATTATATAATACTTGGACAGAACAGATGTTAGAGTTTCCTACATATCAACAACATATTGAATATAAAGATCAGACCGTAATTACAAAGGGTGGATTTGCGGCAACAATTAAACCAAGTTTTAACTATTCATTAAAACCAACCGCTATTGGTAATATGTTTGAGAATTTAAGATTAGATATAAAACAAGTTGAACAAGGATGGTTAATGAATGCTATTGTTTCTTCAGTAAATGACGTGGCTAACAAGTGGGAAGTGGATGCAATCTTTAATAAACGAGAAGAATTTGAGGCGGCAATTGTTGCTGAATGTAATAAAAGATTATCTAAATGGTTTGAAGTATCGCAGTTAAGAACTAATATCATACCACCAAAATCTCTACAACAAGCAATTGAATCTAAAACAAAGGCGGTTCAAGAAGCACAAGCCGCCACACAACGTAAATTAGTTGCTGAAGCCGAAGCACAAGAAAAAATCGCAATCGCTCGTGGTGATTCTGCAAAAGTTATAATTGATGCACAAGCCTTGGCTTTGGCAATGAAATTAAAACAAAAAGAAATTACACCACTTTATGTTGAATATTTAAAGGCTCAGGCATGGGATGGAAAACTTCCTACAACAGTTGCGGGTGGATCAGGAACATTCTTAAATATTAAATAATATGATAAGAAGAAGTATCGGCATAATTTTAATGATAATATTAACATCTGTAACATTTGGTTATTTTGTATATCTCTCATCCCAAAATAATAAAGTTTGTGATGAATTAGTAATATTAAATGATGGGTCACAAATTGAAGCAACACAGGTATTATCATATGAAAGTGGAATGAGTACCATAAAAATGTGTAACGGACAATGGATGGACACACCAACAGTTAATATAAAGATGGTCAAACCTATTGAGAAATAAGATTCAAACCCCAATTATAAAAGTTGGGGTTTTTTATTTACAATAAAACAAAACTACCTTATAATTATTAGTGAAACCTTGTTACTGGGGTCCGAGTGTTCTTGAAACATTTGAGTTGGATAAAACCAACAAATCGGTCACCAATAAAATAAACTAAATAAAAATAAGGAAAATGATTTACAATCAAGTAAGTGATAAGCCGTGTGCGTATATCACAAAAGACAAACAAAGAGTTAAACAGTTCAATCAGAATGTTTATCTAAAAGACGGATCAGAGTTTGAAATTGAACTCTATAATGGATCAAGAAAAACCGTCTTATCAAAAATCAAAATAAACGGAGAATTTATTAACGGAGGTGGAATTGTTTTACGTCCAATAATTTAAATTGGAACCCAACTTATGTTAATACCGGCAATGGTGGTTTTGGTGTTACCCATCTTACATCAACTAATAATGTTATTGGAAACAATTTCTGGACTTCAAATGTTGATCACACTTATCGACCAGATACGGACATTACTTTTAGTACTAATTCTATTGATACATTAAGTTTTAGTAACAATGTACGGTCAAATAAGTTTGAATCAAAATACAACCAAAAACCAAGAAGTAGAAGTTTTGCAAAAAAATCTAAATCAGTTGAAACCGGAAGAGTTGAGATGGGATCTTCAAGTGACCAAACATTTAAAACCGTAAGTAAAAATTTCAATTCCTGGACCGTATCAACATCAACTTGGAATATATTACCTGAATCTCAAAAACCATTTGAGAAGAAAGATTTGATTGATAGATGCCCAAAGTGTTCAACAAAGATTAAAAAATCATCTTGGAAGTTTTGTCCTGAATGTGGTCATCAAATGGTTAGAACCAAAACTGAAATTCATTATACGATGGATGTTAATATAATGATTGATGGTAAACAATATCTTATGTCAACCTATAATGATACTTTGGACAATTTCTTAAAGAGACATGAAAATAAACTAATT